TACGAATTTTTACGAACAATTCCCCAGAACCAGCATTACTCTTAACACAAACACCAATATATACCGTGTGTTGTGGTGCTTGTGGCTTTGTTGATGTTAATCCACCAGCCACCGTTGGCGATAAATAAACGGCAGAATCCTCTACTAATGCACTTGTATTTATATTCGTAATTAATCCTTCTGTTATTACGTAACCGCTTTGATTATTCGCTATGCTTTCAGCTACTATTCCAAAAGTATTAGCCGAAAAAGCATCGGTAACACCTAAGGCTTTTGCAACGGTTATCCTGTTACCCTGACTTCCTGATAAATATACCGCCGTGCCTTTTGTCAATGGTGAACCTGTACGATTGTTAACTCTTTGATGTAGTTGCTGACCTATGACATTGGTCACATTGCCACCTTTTAAGCCTTGAATCAAAGAGCCTTGCGTGTCATTATATTCAACTTCACCAACTCCAACCGTGCCATCCTTTGTCGTATTAAAAGTTATAGAATCAAATGGCATAGTAACACCTTGAATTATAACAGTATCGCTATTATTAAATTTCCAGCCTCCTTTAGTCTTTATATAACTAAATAAGACATTGTTAACTGTATCAAATAAATGATAAGCATTATTTATTGTGGAAGGCTTGATGCTTACTGTATCGGTTGCTCTTCCTCTAAAAACCAGCCCATCGCCGGTAGTCTGGTAACCAAGTCGCTGTTTGTTTCCTGTTGATGGGTACTGGGCAAAGGCAAAGGATGAAGCCAAAACAATAATAGCAATAACAAGCCTTTCTCGTTTATTACCTACTTTGTTAATGACCTTTTTCCCGACGTTAAGAAGAAGCTCGCGAAATAATGTTAGGGCTACTTCGCCTACGGCTTTTAAAAACCTTCTCTCTCTTTTTGGTGCTTTGATTTCTTCCATTAGTTTATGTTTATTGCAAATACAATGTAATTACTTCCATCGTAATGACTATTTGAATCAATAGTAATTGTGGATGGTGCAATAATTACATATTGCGATTCTATTAATTTTTGCCCATTTTGGTACACATGAATTGAGGCTGCCAAATTGGTTTTAGGTAAAATGCCTCCGTTTTGTGTCCATGTTAAAATATTGGATGTGGTATTCAAAAATTCTTGATTAAATATTGAAACGGCTGAACCAGTAACTGTAACGTTATTTATAGTTTCGGTCACATTATTATTTACCACGCCACCACTACCTGCATTATTAGCAACTTCTGCAAAATCTCTAGGTTTCGATAAAACGGTTCTTTCTGTATAGTTAGGCATCCAATTCAATTTTAAAATAATCACCCTGCCAAATCTCTGTTTTTAAATCAAATGAACCTCGTTCAAAAACATAGTACCCGGAAGAATATTCAATTACTTTGTGAGGTAAATATGGCTTATCGACTATTAAATTTTGAAATGGCATATCTACCATGCGCAACTTTGGCGTAAGTTGTCCGCGTATAACTTCGTTTACTAATAATTGAGTAACATTATTAAAGCCCGATCCGTTTCCAACATCCCAACTACTACTATTTTGATATGTGCCAGATTCAAGTACTTTTAAGCCTCCGTCGGTTGTTTTACTTGGGCCGTCACCAATGTATGTATCAAGGCTAAAAATTGTAGAAGATTTATCGTCGTTATCCGAGCCATATTCCAAAATATCACTTTGTCCTGTAGTTGCTCCTGAAGGTAAAAATTCAAGATAATTATTGCTTAGTAAATAAGACACTGTAAAGTTTGAAATAATATTTGTACCTGCCTCATTTCTCATTTCTTTTAATCTCATTTCCCAAATGTACTCAGCGGTATCAGGAATATTTAAAGTGTCAAAAGTTATGGTTTTATAAGCAACAAAAGCAGCGTCATTGTTTATCGTTTCTGTATTAAATTCAAATTCAGAAAAGGTACTTTCCCAACTGGCAGGCTCTAATTGGAAATTAAATCCGCTTGTATAATTTACATTTCTTTTTAGATACTTGTTTTCTTGCTTTACCTCTAATGACTTTATTTTGCCCGTAAAACGTGGAGATGAAATACTATCGAATTTTAAAGTATCTGTATTAGTCGCTACTATAACATATTCATAATCGCCACTTTCTGTAATTGTTTTTGTAACTCCTCCTAATCTTAATCTTAACGCTCCAGCATTATCTATATCAACTTTAATTTTAACGTAATACTTTCTACCACTCACTACACTAAATGTAGTGTAAAACGCCTCCGTAGTCACTAAAACACCACTAAGTATTTTATTATCAATTAGCCATCCACTGCCTATTGTCCAGTTAGCACTTTCAAAGCCTTGTAATGGAAAGCTATTTATAATAGATGCAACCTTTACGGCAAATACAAATTGATAAGGCTGAAAATTAACAGGGTTTAAAGCCTGTGCATAAAAGCCTAAAATACCTGTGTAAGACAATCGAGCATCCGCATTAGTTGAATCTAAAGTTGGTGTAATGGTTGTTATTGGTGTGGCGTTGGTTGCATAGTTATATTCTACTCCAGCCAACAAGTTTTGTTTAGCAAAATGATTATATCTTATTACTACGTTTTTTAAAGCAGGATAATATGTCCATTTACCACCGGATAAACGTAATAAATCGCTTGTAGGTAAATTATTTTGAATATTGGATATGGTAAAATCCTCTGTAAATGTACCTACACTTTGCACACCAAAACCACTATATTTAAAATACCTGTGAGCGTCTGGACTTCGTGAATATTCATTAACTTGAATAAACCAATATTGATTACCCGAAAAGATTAATCTTGCGCCAAACGTTTGACATATCTTTTTTAAAACATCGTAGCAACTTTGATAAATGTAGTTAGCTTTTGTGTCTTTGTGGTAAAATGCACGATGCTGAATAACTGATAATAACGCGTAATCATTTGCAGCATTGTAAGCCGTTGTATTTTCATGCCAATTAAATACTGTGTGCAGCACTGGCAAGCTATTTGCTACCAGTTCACTTTGAACAAAATCCAACTGATTTAGGCAGTTTAAAATATGTTGCACTACGGTGTCTTGTCCATTGTAAGGACCAACCGCGCTTTTGTAGTCTAATGTTTTTAGCCAACCTAAGCCGTCAATAGCAGATATTTGAGCCTGATAACCTAATGATAATGGCACGTCCTCAAATTCTACTAAATCTGTAACTATGTAGCCATACCACCTAAATGAAATAGTAGTATTGTCATCCTCATAGGCTGTGAGCTGCATTGTAAATCTACCCTCAATGGCTAATCCAATGTCAAGTAATAATGTTTGTAAATCATTGCTATTTATAAGTAATGACAAAGAACATCGAGAACCGATAATAGGCGTAAATCTTTCTTGACCTTGTTGGCTTTCGCTATCGTATTGAATGCCTAATGAAAGTGTGTCAAAAGTACCAATAGAACCAGTATAATTAGCATCTTTAATTGATACAGTTATCTTTCTGCTTTTCTCATTATATACCGTCGTTTGATACCTTACCGCCATTATTGTATTCTGCTAAGACCTTTTTGAGACCTATTTAACAATATAATTAAATCATTTCCGCTTATCCTTGTTTCCAAGCTACCACCTACGCCCATGTCACCCATCATGCTTTTTAATTTTGATAAAGGCGCTATAACCTCAGGGTCAACTCGTGCGTTTCTATTATCTCCAACTAATGCCATAGTTGGGCCTGTCGCCAAACCGCCTTTAGCTAACTTCGGAGCAGATACCTTATTTAACAAAGTATTAAATAATACAGATGCTCCAGCACCTGCAGCACCAGCAACGGCAATGGCAAAAGGCCCTAATGCTTTTCCCGTTGGGCCTGCTAAAATATTCTTAACAATACCAGCAACACCTTCTTTTATATAGGCTGAAACTATTTGCCTTGCAGCTTGTAAAGCAGCGCTTGCCATTTTCTTCATATCTGTTTCACCTTGTACGGCTAAATTACTAAAAGCATCAACTGCGGCTGTAAGTGCAGATGTAAGTGTATTTCCAAAACTCATCATTTGAGCCTCAACTGCTATAAATGAGTTCTTAACATCTTCGTTCGTTTCTTTTAATCTTTGGTTATTTGCTGCTGCACTAACTAATTTTGTAGATAGTAAATCTAAAGTAGGCAGCATATTTGTAATGCCTGTAGTTTCTGCAGTTATCGCAGCTACAGGACTTGTACTACCACCTCCACCGCCACCAATTATAGTATTTGCTGCGGATTCTGTCGCATCTGTTCCTACTACATTACCTCCTCCTGTTGTTGGTTTAGCCGTTGCAGTAAAAAGGCTTTTAAATTTACCTTTAAGACTATCGACTGTTTCCCCTATTGTTTTAAATTCAGCAGCTACTATTCTTTGTTCTTCCTGATACTTTGTCATACCAGATAAATCAAACAAATCTAAACCTAATGCCTTTTGTAAAGTGTCTAATTTACCTAAAACAAAAGTAACTCCTTGCATGACGGAGTTCTTGATATTTATCCAAATATTTTTAAAATTATCGCTAAACGCTTTCCAGTTATCGTAAACGTATAAAGCAATCGCACCAACCGAAGCAATAGCAGCTACAACCGCAAGAATGACAGGATTAGCAAGTATAGAAGCAAAAGCCGTAGATATTGCACTACTCATTAATAAAATTGTAGTTCTTATTAATCGTATAGTTCCTGCAAGCGCTCCGAAAGTAGTGATTAATTTACCCACTATAAATATTGCGGGCCCAATAGCTGCAACAATTAAAGCAGTTTTTACAATAAATTCTTGAGTTGCAGGATTAAGACCTTTAAATCCTTCTACCAAATAATTTATCTTTTCAGATAAAGCCGTAAATACTGCCTCTAAATTCAAACTATTATTAATTGCTTTTCCAAGTTCCGCAAGACTATTTGTAACGTTATCTTTTAAGTTATCAAAAGCATTACCTAAGCCTCCATTGGCTCGTTCTAATTTACTTAAAGCCGATACCGATCGTGTTATAAATTCTTCACTATTTACCCCAATGGCTCTAATTCCTTCCGCAGTCACCGTGCCAAATTCTTCTTTCATCACACGCGCAAACTCAGGAAGCCTTTCTTTTATCTGATTAAGATCTTCCTGAGTAACTTTACCAACCGCGCTTATTTGACTTAAAGCTAAAGTAACTCCGCTAAACTGTTCTGCTCCACCTCCTGCCCTTGCAACTGCATTACCAAACTGTGTTATAGTTTCGCGAGCAGCGTCGGCACTCATCCCTACAGATTGCAATGAAGCCGAAGCCTTAACAACTTCGGGTAAAGCAAGACCAGGATTCTCGGCAACTTTTCGTAATTTTTCTAATTCAACGGCTGCTTCTTCACTACTTCCCATGATGGCAACTAAACCATTTTGCAGCTTTTCCATATCTGCAAAAGATTTTAAAGCAGCCGCACCGACGCCAATAATAGGCAATGTCAATGACTGGGTTAAAGTTAAACCAAGATTTGACATATTTTGTCCAAATCTTGTCATAGATTTTTCTACCTTACCTAATTCTTTATCGAGATTAGTGGTATCAATACCCAGCTTTAAAAGTAGTTTACCTATTGCCATTTATGCTTCTTTATCCCATTTGTCAAATATTGTTTTGTCATTATTTGTCAAACTTCTTTTAGTTTCTTTTTTAGTAGGATTCTCCCATGGGAACTCGATTAAGTCTTTTGGCTTTAAACTCTTTCCTTTTGCCGTATGTACATTTAGTAATAAAGTTGTCTGCCATCTAATTCGTTCCCATTCTGTTTGCTCCTGTTGTTCAAAGTGATTGTTATAACCTTGCATAGCCATAACAACCTCTCTAAAACTCATGTCGTAATATTGCGAAGGAGGGAATCTTAAAACTCCGAAACAAAAGCGTTCGATGTATTCAAGTGTGAGCTCTCCACCTTCGCCACTACGTTTTTTTCGCTATCATCTTCTGGAGGTGAAATCTCATTTGAAATCATTTCCATTATGCGAGTTATGCCTCCCATGTCAGTATCAACCAAATCGCAAAAAGATTGTAAGTCATAAGGACATTTTTCTCCTTTAGCTTTGTACCCTTGTTGAACACCTGCAAAAGCAAGTTCAAGGGCAAGCAATAAATCTTCGCCAAGTTGGGAAAGGTCACTAAGTTTTAGCTTCCTTTCCCTTAAAAATGTACCTAAAACGAACATACCAAATTTAATTGGAATGTCCGCATTAGCTATTTTTATTGTTTTCATTTTAGGTAATTTTTAAATTATGCTTTAGTTGTCTTCACGATTGCTCCCGTAACTTCAAATGATGCCGAATAGCTTACATTCTCTTCCACGCCAGCGTTAAGGTCTAATGATGTACAAATGGCACTCATCGTGTAAACATTATCACCCACAACGTCGGTAGTAAATTTAATCGTTAATGCAGTACCAGCGACAAGGTCGGTAAATAAGTCATCGAACAAATAGTTTGTCGAAGCATCGCCAGGGCCTGCGTATAACGCCTCAGTAGAAAGTGTACCGGATAACTGTCCTTTCTTTACTTCTCTCCATCCTCCAGCCGCTGAATCCTTTGTGAGAATTTCACGCATAGCAGATGAAATGTTCATTTGGCACGAAGTAGCGTAACCGATAGCAGTGCTATCTTTGTATAGTCGCATCAACGTACCATTAATTATTCCTGTGGTTGCCATGTTTATTTATTTTTTGGTTTAGTAATATTTTCTTCTTTGCCTTCGTCGTTAAAATACGACATTGGAACGGGAATTGGAATGTAAACAGGATCTTGTTGTTGCTCCTCTTTAATTGGCATTTGTTCCACTACATAATCTTCATCGAGTAGTTCCGCAATACCATCCTTTATCATTTGTTCCCCATATTCCGAAAGAAAAACGCCTACTTTACCCGGCTCTTTTCCGTTCCATTCTTTTAAAAGTCTTAGTTTCATCTTTTCATTTTTGCTAAAAAATCAACACTCATCCAATATACAGATAGTTCAGCATTGTAAACTTGTGAATCAGATGCAGTATATTTTATA